ATTTTTGTCCGGGATTGAGTGTATAATGTGATGTTATTTCTTTATCTCCACCCTGAAGATCTACAATAGAAGCTAGAACTCCAGATTCTCCAAATAACAATTGCTCTCCAGCAACAAATGAAGTATTGTTTTTTGTAATATAATAAATTTCATTATCAGATTTCAATCCAACAACAATAGCTATTGCTCCGCTTGTTTGTCCGGACAGACTCTCTCCGATTACCAAATCGGATGTTTTTGTAGATGGACCACTAATAGATGCAAGACTCATTGAAGGAGCATATGCCTCTCCAGTATCTCTTGACTCATAAATTCCATGAACTTCTATAATATCAGGTTCATTTAGAGAAATAATATCATCTTCAACTCTAGTTCCATATGGATAATTTCCATATGTTAATCCATTATTTAAAGTATCTTCACCAGTTCCTGAACCTTCATAAATTGATTTATTTACATTTATTGTTTTTACTCTATTTTTTTTCTTAATTTTCTCTTTTGGATTTATTTTTCTTAAAGTAGCAACTAATGTTGGACTTGGATCATATGAACCTAAATTTTTAATTTCTAAAGTATTTCCGTTTATTTTTACTTTATCTGTACTTAATGGTTCTATAGAACCATCAGATCTTACCAATAAGTATCTTTCTTCATCAAAAGGTAAGAAGAATTCATTAGAATCAGCAACTATCGTTGTTAATTCATTTGAAGATATACTAATTCCAGTATTATATGTTTTTCTTATAGTTAAAGAAGCATCTGCTAAATTTACATTTGAAATATTATTTTTGGGGAGTTTTGTATATAATGTATTATCCGATGAAGATTCTAAAGTTGTATGCAATACTTGCAAATCGGAAACATATAAGTCTTGTAAAGGCAAACTTCCTTCACATATATTTGCAACCGTTGTTATTCCCGATACTGATATTGAAGTATTTGTTTTTTCTTCTACTTTTACAAATACTGGAACAGAAAATCTGGAATCTGTGTATTTTAACAGATCACCATTTTTTACAATTTTTCCTGGAAATAATGGATTTGTGCTGGTAATTGTACTAATTCCACTGCTTGATTGAGTTACATTTGCAACTCCAACATTAAACTTCGCAGATTGAATTACATCCGCAGTGAAAGTATTTCCAGTTCCAACTACTCCATACAAAGATTTCACATCAGAAAATCCATATGAAGTGACTGCTGTGGAAACTCTATTACTTTCTATGCCATCAAATATTAAACTTTCATTTAAAGAAAAGTTTCCTGTTGTTTGGTAAAGAACTAATGATTTGCTTGAATTGACATTTTCTTTTAAAAATCCAGTTGCTCCAGTACTTTTTCCCTTTACAAATGTTGGAATGTTTAATGTTACTGACTCATTTACGGTAATTTCTGTTACTGTTTGTATATCAAAAAGAGAAATATTCCATTCATTCAATTGCGAATTTGATGAGTCATATGAACCAGACTCTAATCTAAAATCATAGACTCTAGCTAACCCGATTTCTTTTCCGGGAGCAATATGGGAAGATACTCCTACTCTAGAATCTCTAAGACTTATAACATATGTATTTCCGATTCCCACTTTTGGAGCACCATAGACTCTATTAAGTCTTAGTGTTGAACCCGTATTATAAATTAATGATTGCTGTTCTATAGTTTTTGTTTGCCTTGGTTTCGGCACATCTAAAAGAGTAGAACTTATAACATCAACTTCATATCCTCTCACATATGCTTTTCCTGGAGAAATTTGATATAAAGATAAATTTTCTGACGGAACAGAACCGCCATCAGTAAATGTGTTTGGAGGAAATACGCCATTATTTCCTAAATTGTCATTTAAAGATTCCTTTACAGAAATATTAAAGGGTCTAATATAATAATCTCCAGACTCATCATAAGTTCTTCTTGCAAATTCATCAGATAATAAATTATATTGTGTATAGGTATCGTTTTTAAATTTAATTATCCCGTTTTTGACTGTGGCAATTTCTATAAAATTGCTATCATCAGTATCATCTAAAGATTTTTTAAATAAAGAAACTGATATTTTTAATCTATCTGCCCCCGGTGATGAATAATTATTAAAACCTTGAGAATTATCGTTTAAATTTTCATCTATATTTGAGTTTACAATCTCTTCATTTACAAAGAACCCTATTCTATAACTTGGTCTATTGGAATATTGATCGAGTATTAAAGTTTCTTTCTTTACATTTATAAAATATCCCCTAATAAAATAAACGCCATCATTAACAGAAAAAGCAGAACCAATAGAAGTAGCATTTCTTGCAACTAATGAAGCAAACGGCTCTCCTATTGCAATATTGGTTGTACCTAATAGTTGCGTTATTACAATTTCATCTGATTTTAATAGTTCACCATCAAGAAATGTTTCTGAAAAATTATCTACAGTGCTTGCTTGTAAATAATTGACATATAGAGTCAAATTTCCTCTTTCGGAAAATTGTGGTAATAGAACATTAGTTACAATTGCAGTAACTCCCGATGTTAGACCAGATATTTTAGTTCCAATTAATTGATCTGCATAAGATGAAACTGGAATTCCCAAGTAAGTATTTTCAAGTTCTACTGCATGATAAATGTCAGTATAAGTTGTATTTCCTGGTATGATTTTTGCACCATCTTTGAAGAAATGTTGCCCAAACTTTTCAATTTGATTTTGTAGTATTGATTGTAATGTTGTTAACTCTCTAGCTTGGACAGGATATCCAGGTTTAAATAGTACTCTATAATAATCATTATTTGCATCAAAATCATCAAAATATGGAGATACGTTTAAATTAGTTTGCTGAGACATAATTGTTTAAAACTGCAAAATGATTTTGATATCTTCTTTTTGGTTAGAAGATCTTGTAATTGATGGGCGATTATCAATATGAATTATATTGCCAGAATATCTCTGAACCTCTGGTTCTGATATTCCATCTTTAAATTCCTGACCAAGGTAATATGTTATATTACTATTTATTGGGGTAGTTGATATGCCGCTAAAATCTTGTTGAATTGATAAAGTTCCCCCCGAAGTATTTCCACTGATTGTCAAACTACCTTGGCCTGAAGGAGAACTTGTAAATCTATTTAAATTAAATCCATATTCTGGATTTGGGTTTATAAACCCGGTAGTTGCAAATCCAACTAAAGTTCTTTCTTGCCAATATTTTAAAACTCCAGTATTTTTATTATAACTTATAACTTTTCCAACTGCGGTTATTCCAGTTCCTACCGTTTGAGTAATTTCAGAATCTGCAACAAAGGTTGCTTTATCATAATCAACACCCGTTAATTTTAAAGCATAAACTGCACTAGAAAGTGGTTCGGTTAGGGTTGAACCTATAGATGATTTTGGATTTTCTATAATACCAACCCTTGCAATCTGATTACCTGTTATAAAATCCGGATTCTGCACATCATTTTCTATTCTAGAATAAACTAAAACATTTCTAGCACCCAATTCTTTGTAAATATCATAACCATGACCCCCTTTCGGTGTTATAATTACATCAAGTATTGGTCTTTCGTTACTAGATGATATATTGGCAGATTCTAAATCAACATTACCATAAGTATAGTTCGATCCTTGATTGGATATTGTTACAGATTCGACTTTATTAACATTATTAATTACTACAGTACATTCTGCACCAACACCATCACCTTTTATCGGTACATTTTTGTATGTTACGCCAGCAACCCCTACACCAGTTCCTCTATTTTTAATAATTACTGACTTTATTGACCCATCGACTGCATTATTTCTTACAGAAGAATGTTCTGGATTAGACTCCCAATCTGATGGTACTGGAATATAATTTGTGGATTCAAATTTTACAATATCTGATGGTTTTATTGTATAAAGATATTTCCAAATATATCCATCACCACTAGACCCTGCAGTTCTTGGTTCTATATCAACAAATGTTGGCTCATCAAGGGATGGTTGTCCATTTGGATTATCTGGATTTGTACCATTCTCTAGGCAAATATAGACTCTATAATCACTATTCATCACATAATATCTTGATGAATATAAATTTGTTGCATCCGATACTACAGATCTATTTGAACTACTATAGTCATGTCTATAATAATCATATGTTAATCCAGATTGCCAAGTAATTTTTGGAATAACTAGTTTTACGTCACTTTCGTTAATTTTTTTTAAAGAAATTATAGTTTCCCAAACACTATTATAATAATTAAAATTATCTACTGGTGCTGGTGGATTTGTATCCCAATCTGAGTCAATCTCATTTGCATTTGGCAAACCAACAAAAGTATAAAAAGAATTTTGTTTTACTAAATTTACGAAATTCTTTGCATTTAATATTCTAAACTGATCAGTTATAATTGCAGACATTTTTGAATGTTTTAAATTATTTATGATGCATAATCAGAATATCTCAATTGATTTGTTCTTCTAACAATAGTTCCCGTTCTTAATCCAACAACACCATTTAAAGTTCCTGCAGGATATTCATTAGATTTTTCTCTTCCACTTAAATTAATTCTTCCCCAACTATATTCTCCATAAAAATCGCTAAATCCAGTTCCAGTTAGTCCATTTAAGGATGATACACTAACTACAACTTTTATAACATCACGTAATCCTTCATATGGAACATATGAAGTTGCAAAAGAAACAGATTCTGCTCTATAAACATTATCTAAAAATGTTGTTCCTATTCCAACTATTTGACCTGAGGAATTTAATGAAGTTACTCCATTGCCAATTTTTGAATTATAAACGACAAAATAATATCCAGTCTGTATTCCACTGATTGTTGTTATTCCACTTATTCCAGTCAAAGAAGAATCTCTTAGATATGAATCGCTTGGTATGAATAAATCAAATATAATTGCTGTTGATGCAACACCAACAATAGAACCAGTAGAAATTCCGGAAATAATTCCATAATCCCCAAAATAACCAGTTACTTCATTTGTTTCTATTTTTAAAGTTGGTGGTTCAATCAAAATGTTTGGTGGATTTTCTTGAGAATACTCAAGTCCTCCATTAGTTACAACTATACTTGTTATTATCCCTGAAGTTATTGAAGAAACCGCTGTTGCTCTTGCGGTTGTTCCAAAACCTATTGGAGATTCAAAAGTAACTTCTGGATTTGAAACATAACCAAATCCACCATCAGTTATTGAAACAGAAGATACTGTTCCAGAAACTGAAACCACGGCAGTTGCAAAACCAGGTTCCTTTGATTCTTGGGATATAATAGTAATCTTATTTTGGAAACTATAGTTTTCTATATTCGACTCATTCTTTGCATTAAAAAATGGTCTTATGTTGTCAACAAAAATAAAAGAACTTCCAATAGATACTGGACTTATTAGATATGATACCGGTTGTATTATAGGTTCATTTGATAGTCTACTTTTACTTACTAATTCTGAGTTTATGATTAAATCTTCTGTTTGCAAACTCCAAGAAATTGGTCTGAATATTGATTCATCGTCAGCAATTCCCCCACCAAAGTATGGAAGAGTCAGTGCTGATGACAAATCTAAAGATTCAACTGTTCTTGGTTCTTCTTGCAGAGTAAAAGTTTGTCCCAAACTTATATCATATCCCAAAGTAAGTCTATCGCCAATTTTTACACTTTCAACAACACTTACTGTTTCAGTATCATACTCACTATTTCCCATATAGAAAAGAATTTTACACTTGTCTCCAGATTCTGCCCCATTTTCATCTCCTCCCTTTGGTGCCTCTGAGAATATTATTCTATTTCCACTTGGAGATAGTGTATAAGATTCGTAAGGAACTTGCAATACATCATTAAAAAATACCAATATGTTATAATTTAAATCTATTTTTGATCCTTTTTGTTTATATAGTGTAAATTTGTCATCACCACTTACTGATAAAGGAAAACTTCTTCTTCTTCCGTTAAATAGAGAACTTATATCATCAATTGTTTGTAATTTACCAACAAACCATCCAGAGAATTTGTCATTTTTAATTTTATCAATAAATATTTTGAATTCGCTAAATGTCTTTGACGTATCTGTTGGAATTCCAGTCACTCCCCCAGTACTAATTGTTAATATGTCACCCACATTATAATTATATCCGAAGTTTTTTATTTCAAACTCTATAACACTTGAATCGTTGCTAACAACAATATCTATTTTAGATTGGGTGCCAATTCCAGATGATCCAGATGATTCTGAATATATTAATGGTATATCTGTATAAGAAAGTGGAGAATCGAACACTACTATTGGTGGATTGGATGAAGTATATCCAAATCCTGGATTTGTGATAGAAACACCTACAACATGACCATCACTTATAGAAGCAGTTCCAACATAATGAATATTTGAATATTTCAAATCTTCAGTTTTTACTCCAACATTTACCATGGTTTGAATGCCTGACCTATATCCAGAACCACTATTTCCTATACTAATTGATTGAATTGTTCCGGATGCAGATACGACAGAAGTACCTCCAGCAGATACTAGGGGTTGATATCCAAAACCTTCTGTCGATCCAACTGAAATAATTATTCCTTTTCTTGGCAAACTTGAAGTGTTGATATCTTCTGCATTTGGTATTGCTGAAGAACCACTGAAATATACTGAAGTTATTCCGGAATTTTCTATTAAAGTATAGTTATTAATATCTGATGTAGAATTATTGGTGGTATATGAAGGAATTTGCATTATTTCATTCACCAACATAATAATGTTGTTTGAAGATATTCCAGTTACATCTATTCCAGAACTCTTTAGTACAAAATTACTCGATATTCCACTAAAATCACCAGATAAGTCATCAAAAATGTAGTTATTTCCATATGTGGATTCATTCTGATTCTGAGAACCGGATTTTATAAAAGATCTACCATGAAAACTTGATTTTTCCAAAAGCAAGTTAGTTTCTTCGTCTCTTTCAAATTGTTCAGTAGAATATTCTCCATAGGGAGGTTCTGCAAAATTAATAGTATTTTCAATTATATTATAGTTTCCTATAAATTTGGTTACAACATCACCTAAAACATGTGAGGATTGTTCAGTTCCCATCCATGCTCTACTTACATTTAAAATATTTGTAGTCCCAACACCAACACTATTAATTTTCACTATTTCATTGTTAATTTTTGCTAGATCTCCATTAAAGAATTGTGATGCACTATCTAAGTAGATTGTACTAGATGTTCCAGTTACATTTTGAGAAATTCTAGTAGTTATTGCAGTGGAAACTATTGGTGATTGAATTACGTTATTGAGGGAAATTAAAACTCTTGAATTTTGATTGAATGCGGAAAAATAATGTGTAGAACCAATACCAACACTTAGTATATCTAAAGTATCGGGTATAGATTTTAAAGATTCTTCGGCAGTTCTTGCTAATTTTATTAAATTATCGCTAATTTTTACTACATATACTTCACTTGGCAATTTATTAGTTAATCCAATACCGACACCAAAATCAGTTGTTCCAATTCCAATTGAATTTGCTGTTGAATTTGTATTGTTATTATACGAAATTTTTTCCCCAGTAACAAAGAAATGATTATTAATTTTTATTGTATTGTCATTTAAGTTTATCGTATCCAAACTACTGCCATCAAATTCTCTTTTAAATATTGGCAACCCTCCACTGGTTAAAATAAAGTCTTTCTTTTGAGTAAGTTCGGTACTATCAAACTGCCAACTAATATCATCAATTGATAGGACTCGATTTCCTATTGATAAAATATGATCTTCTAAGATTTTTCCATCGAATAAAATTTCATTTGATGCTACGGAAGAATTTATTTGTATTCTATTTTCTCTAGATGTATCAAAGTTATAATAAGTATTTAAATCCGAAACACTAATAATATCTACAAGAACATCAACATTATTTTCTAATTGATTTATAGATCCAACAGAACTTTCTGACTCTAACTGATAATCTGCAAAACCCTTAAATCCTCTTGGGTGGTTCAGAGTCATTACAGCATCTTTCCAAGTATCATAATCTATTTTTGATTTTAAAGAATATGAAAAATTCTGATAATAAAAACTATCTTGTATCTTTTGCAAATCATTGTTTAAGAAGCCAGTTTCTGTCTGCCACTCTTTAGAAATTTTTGAAGAAGATGATAATTCAAAAAATAAACTACTTTTAAATATCTTTGATATTGTAGCAGTGGCGAAGGAGTTTGCTCCTTTTATAGATTGATTTTCTTCAATTTCTCCAGATAATCTAGATATTGTTATGAATCCATTATTAGGATTCCAACTTTCAACATAACCAATATTTGAATCACCAACAATCACCTCTTCGCCAACAAAATACTCTCCTCTAATTAAAGTTGAACTAAATTTAATAAGATCTTGTTCTAAGATAACTCTACCTAAAGAATTTTCTGAATCAAATGTTCCTGGAATTTGATTAGTTCCAAGCAGACTTTCTAAACTATATTCAATAGTAGCAAATCCAACTTCTTCTATATTTGGGTCAGTGTCAGTAATTTCAAATAAAGTATAATTATAATTTTTTGAATTATAACCAACACCAATTTCTGGGTTGGTTATAGAAATATTTTCTACTAGAATTTTATCACCAACACTAAAAGGAAAATCACTTTCACTTTCAAATTCTTTATTCAGGGTAATTGTAACTTTCTTTGTAGAATTATTAAAGGAAACTGAATGTACTCCTATTCCATTTGAATTATTCTTTGGTATTATTCTTGGCGATAATTGCGATAATTGGTAGGTATTTTTCAATATTGTAACATAACTATCTGTCAAGTCATATTGTAATTCTAAATCCGTGATTTCCTCCCCACTTAAAGAATCTATCACAACTAGTTTAGGTGGAGTTACATATCCAACTCCAGAATAAGTTATTTTAATTTCATTAAAATAATATAGTGGTTCTAATTTGAAAGTATAAACTGGATAAGAAGTTGGTCTTATTGTATAATCAGAAGAAAAGTCAAATCCAATATTATCCAAATTTACCTTTTTTATCTGACCTATAGATTTGCTATTTGGTTCTAAAATTGCATTAGAACCAAGATTGGATTCTATTTTGGATATTGTAGGGAGATTATAATAATATTTTCCAGAATTTGTTATCTGTATATTTGATATACTTCCATAAGAAGTTGTAGAATTTGTATAATAAGTTACTCCATCTGGTAAAGAATAACCAGCAGATTCAGTATTATTTGGTAGTATATAATTGAATGAATTATTTGTGAGTTTCTTTATTTCATATATTCCATCAAATTCACTGTTTCCAATATTCAATATATTATTGTTAGCAACAAAATAGTCAATAACAATGCTTTCTTTTACTTCTGGTAAATTTTTTCTTTTTGTTATTGAATTTAATTTGTAATATAGTCTATCTGATGTAATATTGGATGTATCTAGTGTGACACTAGCATCAACACCAACAGTTCCTGATCTTTGAATATCTGATACTACATCTTTAAAAGTATCATCAGTATAAATTTCAAATTCAAATGCAGAATAAATTTCTCCAGATGATGTATATGATAATGAAGAATCTGATAAATCAAAAGTTATATCCGAATTTTTGTATATTTTTATCTCTGGATTTATTAAAGAAATAGTTCCACCGGAAGCAGATTCTATATTTAAAAATACTGGTGTTCTTAGAGTCGAATTATAGAAAGAATCTGATAGTTTTATATTGTCCTGGTCATAAACAACAACATAATATATTCCATCATTCTTTAGTGATGATGGTGGATTTGATGAATTATAAATTACTTTTTGTCCATTAATCAAATTATGGTTGGGCAACTCTATAGTATTTCTAACAGTATTGACCCCAGCAGAAGAAAAATTAGTTGGATTTACAATAAGTCTTCTATTTGCATCATTATATTTTATTTTTATTGTAGTTGAAATACCTGAATTTACATTTAATCTTATAAAATCACCATTTGACAATCCATGAGTTTCTGCAGTAGAAACCGTAACAGTATTTTTTGATACTTGACTAGTTATAATATCATAATTTGTTTTAAAACTATGATATGCGCCACTTCCCTCACTTACAAAATACAAAGTACTTTCATTTTTAGTTTGATCTGTTACACCTACAAATTCTCCAGAATTACCAAGTGTTACTCTAACTGTTGAAACTCCAACAAAATCGTCAGAAATTTTTGCAATGTACAATGTAGAATCTTCGGATAATGTAAATGTAGTCTCTCCGTCTGTAGAGAATCCTATAGATGTTCCCCCATTTAATTTATATTTTACTTCATCTCCTGTTTCTAAATTGTGTCCCTTTAGATATATTGATTTTGTTGGAACAAAAATTTTCTTTACACCATATCCAGGATTAGAAAATACTACCGTCTTTCCAATACCAGTACCATACTGAGTTCCTATTCCCAAAGATTCTGATGGGTCAAAATAAATTTCCTTGTTTATTTTTGTTTGTGGGAAAATAGAACTTGAATTGAAATTAAAGTTTAATTTTCTAGGATTTTGATGTAAATCATCAAAGGAAGAGTGAGAAGTTCCAACAGTTCCATTAACAGATCTGAGAACTTTAATTCTCGAAGAATCTCCATCGACATTTAATATTTTAACTTTTTCTTGATTTATTGTAAGAATATCATTTGCCTCAAAATTATTAAGATTTCCAAAAACCGAAAAATATGTTACAATTCCGGTTGTCGCTGTAGAACCTATGCCTGCGGACAGTTTTAATGAATCTGTCGTTACGCCTACTTGATATAACCCAGTGATAGGATAAAATGAACTGCTTAATCCGGAAATATAAACAATATCTCTATCTTTAAATTGATGCGGATTTTCAAAAGATGCTGTAAAAGATGAATTTATATTATTTGGATATAGTTCAACATTTGTCGCAAGAGTTTTAGATAAACTTATAGAGGTAACTGCTGCCCCAACTACTTCAGTTACTTTTGCGGATGCTCCATAACCTCCCGTATTTTCATTATTAAAAAGTATTTTATCTCCTACTTTATAATTTTCTCCGCCAGAAATTATATCAACACCTTCAACATAACCACGAGAAACTTGTTTTATTTTACTATATCCAACATTATAATTCTGGTTATTCAAATACGAGTAAGTTATTCCAGAATCGGTTAATCCATATGGAGTTGTATTTCTTACTAGACCAAGTTCAAAAAAGTTTCTTGATTGATTTGCTAAAATGCTAAAATTAAATGAATTTGGAGTAGATTTGTAATTATTTCCAATTAAATACGGAAAAATATTATTTTCGCCATCTTCAATCGTTGCAAAATATGCATAAGTTCCTGATGGAAATTCTGGAGTAACGCAAAATCTTCCATTATATTCATCTAAAACGTCGCTGGAATCATTTGTATAATATTTGTAATCTTCTACAAAGAATCTTAAAGGAAAATCTGAAATTGATGGTCTGTTATCTTGAGATTCTAGTAAATCATATGAAGATTTCATTCTAACAATAGGACCAGTTCCATCAACATTTTTATATGAATACGGTCCGTATATTGGATTTCCATCATATGCCCATCCAATTATTGAAGAGTGTCTTGAAGAATCTCCATCTATTAGTTTTTCAGGACAAAATATATTTGTATATTGAAGTTGATAGTCTGGATTTATACTTTCGGATAAAAATCCATCATCTTCAGGTAAATATTCTTTAAATCTTTCATATAGATTTACTGTCCAAGTTTGCAATTTAGAATATAATTTTGAGCCACTTCCATTTGATTGTACTAAAATTTTAGTATTTTCTTTTTTATATCCTTTTCCACCTTCAATGATATTTACCGAAACAACTCTACCATTCTCTATGATTGGATATAAAACTGCACCAAACCCATCTCCTGTTATTGACAAATTTGGAGTAGAATTATAGTTTCTACCAGCAACCAAAATAATGACATCAACTATTTTTCCATCTTTAATTATAGGATTTAATTCACATCCAGATCCAGAATCCAAAGTAATAGAAGGTTGCCTATCAAAGTTAATAATATTAGATACGCCATAATTATTTCCACCATTCTCTAAATGTATTGATGTTATATTTCCTTTAAAAGATGATTCTATCTTTGCCTTAAATGTTTCTTTTGTTACTCCACCAGATACTGAAACATTTACATCTCCAATTATTTCAACTGATATTTTTGGATAATTGAATATGTGTGTTCCTACTCCAACTGTTTCTAAATTAACATATTGTTTAGTTTCAAAATAAAATTCTCTATAGGTATTTCCTACTCCAACTTCGGAAAGTGTAAAAGAATCTTCATCGATTTTTGTTACAAAATAGTCTTTTGATGTAGATAAACCAGATACTTTAGTCCCTTGATAATCGTATCTTATGATATCACCAGTTTTATAATCATGATTCTTTATTGTAATAAAGTTAAGTGATGTATTAATTCCTATTGGTTGAGTGGTTCTTTTTTTATTGGAATATCCACTTCCAGAATTTACTATATTAATAGATCCTAATGTTATTTTTCTGGTTTTTGCTCTTATCTTGTGAGTACCAGTCCCATATGAAGTAAATGATACTGCGGTACCAGTTATTACATCATCTGGATTTTTGTACAACTTGATTTCGGTTGGTGATTCTACAGATACAAAGTAAGATGAATTTTGAGATAATCCACCAATACTGACAAATCCACTATTATCATAAACTACTTCTTCACCATTTCTAAATTTATGATAAGTTGAAAATCCTATAACCGAAGACTCTGGAGATCCTAAAATAACATTTTTTGTTGCGCTAAATGACTCTTCATGTGTAACTAATTTTATGTTTGCTTCTGCAATAGCACCGGATCCATTTCCGCCAGTAATTGAAATTTTTGGAATATCTACATAATCAAAACCTGATTCTAGTACTTTTATTTCTCGTAGAGAACCCTCTACTGCACAATAACCAAATGCTCCACTTCCAGAAGAATCTTCTATTTCTAAAATAGGGGGAGAAACTACATCGTATCCATTTCCTTCAGATATTACATCAATAGAATCTATCTTCCCATAAAAAACACGGTCATCTGATTTATAGTTTTTAATTTCAACACCATTAACTAAAATTCCAGTTTGTCCAACCGGAGTTCTATATGTAAATCCATCATTGACCGGTGAAGAAATTTCTCTTAATAAATTTTGGGGTTTAAGAGATTTTGATTTTATTTTATAAAATTCTATTGTTCCTCTTGAAGAATCTGCAGGTATTCCTTTTGAAGGATCTCCACTATTTCCCAATAATTGAATAAATTTGGAAACGTAAATATCAGAGTTTCCTCTCGATAAACTTAACTCAGTGTCGGATATTTTTTTTACATAATAAATTCCCTCTTTAACTATTTTATTCTTATCAACATTTTCTGGAGTATAATAAACTATGTCGCCAGTAGAGAATGGATGAACTCCATCCTTTACCGAAAAACTATATGACCCTGTTATCTCAAATTCTCCAGTTACCGATAAATTGCTACAGTATAATGTACCGGAAGGAATTGAATTTGATGCTACATATGTTGAATCTCCTCTTTTATAAACATTCTGAACATCACTCAAGATATCATTCAACCCAAGATAATTTGTAGAATTAACTTTTGAAAGATTTCTTCTAATACTGTAAATATTAGATTCAGAAAATTCATTTTGAGATACTGTTATAACAAATTGTTTATCATTATCTACACTAACTACATCTGCGGCAAATGAATTATTTGATTGTGAAGATATGACTTCTACAGAATCTCCTACTTTAATTATATTTTTTGGTTTTGTTGTTATTTTTACGTCAGATGAAGCGTCAGATGAAGAAATAATTTCCCAAGAAACATCTTCATATGTTGGAGATATGTTAAAACTCCAGTTATTTGATACTACATCTGTCGGATCTGTTCCAAGAGTTTTTATTGATATTTTATAATTATCTACATTAAAAATATTATCACTTAAAGTGTCTATACTCAAATCATTTATAACAGAATTTATTCTCACCTTTATAATTTCATCTTGATTTTTGATAGACCTACCATATGCAAATGAATTTATATAAATTGCTGTAGCGTCTTCTATTTTTGAGGAGACACCAGAACATTCATAAAACTGATTGGAAGATTTTGAATTGTAAGTTACTACTCCGTTTGTACCGTCAAAGTATGATACATATAATTCACCACTATCTGGGAACCCAATAGTAGAATCTACTGTAATTGTTGTTGCACCACTTAAATATGTTCCTATTACTCTCGTTTTAGCATGAACACTAAATGCACCATAAACTGCACCATCCACTATAAGGTCTCTAGAATATCCAGAGTCTATACTTAACTTATAATATTCCTCTCCAGTCTTAGTAATTATTTGCTCTACATTTGTTACTGGAGCATATGCCTTAGTAAGAGTTGAATACGAATCTTGATTTAAAGTAGAATCTAATAAATCCAAAGGATTTCCTTCCAATGCCTCAACTACAAAATCATTTGTAACACGATACTGGGCATCCGAAGGTTTAAGTAAATAATCTTTTGGCTTTATGACACTTACACTTTCTCCATAAAGAGCACCAAATAAGATTTTAAAAGATCTATCAGTTCCTTTTGTTGAATAAAAATCCTTTGCTTGTTTGATAAATGTGGATTCTTTAACTGGCGTATAGATTTCTCTCGATTCAAAACCAGGAAGAAGTTGGTATTTAGATTTTTTAAGAAACTCCTTTAAAAATAGAGAACTTAAATTTATAATTTTTGACCCAGAAGAGTGATTAGTAGATTCTGATGTTTGAAATACTAGTTCATCTGGACTATTTTGTTTTTCATATGAAGTGACACCACAAAATCCTCTTATACATCCAGTAAAGGATGTTGATGTAATACCAGTATAAGTGATGATTTCGTCGTCTATTTGTATTAATCCATATGAGGAAGGAAATCCATTCGTCCCCGTAGAAGAATCGACTGTTATTGTCTCATCACTAAAAGTAATAGAATCTTTTAATGTAACACTTTCAATTATATCTGTAAATGAATCTACCTTTACATATTCTTCAATATTTTGAATTAGATCCGCAGCAGAACCTTGATACTCTTGAGAAATATAATACTGGGATAAAAATTCAGATATTAGAGGATATTCTTCCTGAACATATTGTGGAAGTTGATTTCTTACAACATTGCTAATTTTTATTCTTTTATCCATTTCTTTTTAGAGTCGTACTAAGTTTCCGTTTGTGTAACTTGAAGATACTATGAAGTTTGAAGCAGAGGGATCTAATCCAGAAGAAACCTCATCAATCACCATTTCAAATAAACTGTTACTACTATCTAGTTGTAAATACAAGTCCTGAAGTCCAATCACATCATTTGATTTTGGCGTTGCTGAGATTTGAATTACAGATTGTCCGTTTATAATTTTTTCTGTAGATGTTATATTAATCGGATTTATATTAATTATTCCTTGTTCATAATCAATTGTTCCAACATTTCTTCTCACTATAGTTGGTATAGTTGAAGTTGAGCTTGGTAGAGTGAATAAAAATATAGATCCTGTTGTTTGATTTGAACCAGGAATATCTGATATATAAACCTGTTCTGTTATTCCAGAAATTTTAAATGCAGATGATCTTATATTATATCCACTTTGATTATTAATGTTAAATCTATTACCAAACCCTATTGAATAAGTTGCAAATGCATTTAATACTACTCTTACATCTCTTCTTATTGAAATTCTGGTAATATTTGAAGTGATTGAACGATGACTTTCGTCTATTATTTTTAAGAATTTGCTATATTTAAATCTGGCACCATATTTATTAAGTTCTGTAGAATCTGCATATCTTTCCACATTATTTTGTATTTGAGTCAAAACATCATTTGGATTTGATGAAAGATTTGTATTATAATAAACTTTGGAATCAACTTCAATATTGAGGTATTTTAAATCTAATATTTCTGGAACAATTCCAGCAACTGCATATGATTTTAATTTTGATTTAATATTTTCTTTTGTTATATTAGGTAAAAAGTCACCTGTTCTTGGTTTGATACTAATGAATACTTTTCCATATTGTGGAGGAACTAATTCTTCACCACCAAATACGGAAATAGATTCAGTCTCTGGGTATATAACATTTTTAACCAAGGATTCATAGTCATTAGATGTTATTGCCCTGTTTTGTGATGAATATATTCTGGGTGCATATTTTCTAATTGATTCAACACTTTCAATTTCTTCTCCTCCGGAAGAAATTAATCCAGTAGATAATAAAGATATTCCTGAAGTTACAATAACTGGTGCATTGGTTGAAATATAGTTTAATATTCCAGCAAAAGAAAATTGGGATATTCCATTTGCTGAACTTCCATTTGAAACAATATAGGAAGCAGTAATTTCATCTCCATCATTAAGTGCTGCTCCGAAAACTCCATCACCAAAGATTAATTCATATCTCTCATCTTCTACTTCCTGCAGAAAGAAAACTCTAGAATCTTTTGATACATCAAAAATATTATTATGCAAATAATATTTTGTTTTTATATCGCTACTTGTTACTTCTACCGAAAGAAGACTTGTGTCAATTCCGGAGTTTGGTAATATAAACTTTTGATTTGGATTATTTGAACTATATGTAAATTTAGATGTTACCAGAGAACCTTCATATATTTCAATATCATTAAAAGTCGCAATATTATTGAAGACGGGTTTGGTTATATCCTCTAATATTGAAAAAACAAATGATTGATTTCCAAAGGTTCTTGTTGTTGATGCAACAACTCCTTTTTTGAGAGTTAAAGATGATACGTTTGCTTCCCCAGTAAGATCTACAAAAAAACTAACCGTTGCTCTAGATGCTTTCCTTGATCTTGGGATGTATCCAATATTTCTTGCGAGAGAAACTACATTTTCTCTTAAAGTTGCACTATCAATGAAGACCTCATTTGCAACCATATTTGCATTATAAGATGTAATGTACGTATTGTACGCCAAGACATCTAGAATCGTAGATAGATTGGATCCCTCAAAATCATAGTCTGTAAAATTAGAATTTGATCTTAAGTATGCTTTAAGGGTTGTCTTAATCTGATCAAAATCCAGATTAGAAAAGTTTGTGAGGGACATTTATCTATTCGGCAACAGTACGAATTCTAATTGTTGGGGTTGAACATCTGCACCAATAATTCTGTATATAATTGTAATATCAATTCCATTATTGTCATAGTCTGGAGAAGATATAACATCAATTAATTCAACTCTAGGTTCATAGTTGATAATAGAATTTTCTATTTCATCTTTTATCGATGATGCTGTAATTTCATCAATATTATCAAAAAGTAGTTTTTTTACTCCGGAACCAAATATATTATCAAAAAATTTTTCGCCTTGCATCGTAAATACAATATTACGAATAGAACGAGCAATTGCGTTTTCATTTTTCAATGCAATAATATCAGAATTAAGTGGATTAATCTGAAAAGACATACTTATGTCTTTAAAACTTTTACTTACTCGTTCTATTGGCATTTAAAAATAATGACTTTAGTATTATTTATCAGGAATTTTGGATATTATATATTGGTTCAGTGCCATAATCCCAATCATCATAGTCATTATCATTTCTAATTTTTGAATGAATATCATTTTGATGTTTAAAGTTGTGTTTCTTAATAACTGCATCATCATTTTCAACTTCACATAGAATTTTTTTGGATGAAATTTGAAAAATTTCATTATCCCAACCATATTCACTTGACAAATATTTTGTTCCCCACTCATTTGTCATAAATTCTTGATTTTTATCGATTTTTTTAGTCATTTTTGCTCCTGATTTTTTAGATCAGAACTTTTTACGGGGTTGCTATCCCGAATTTCTGTAATTTCGTACATAAAATCATCTGAAGTTTCGATTTTACGACGATTTTCGACTGAATATTCGGTTAAATCAATTTCATATCCTGGATTTTTGGTAATTCTATTCTTTATCCATGCATCATCATACCATAATATCTTATTATTTGGATATGCATAGAAATTTCCATTATCCATTTTAAAAAAGTGAGCACATTTGTGTTCTGGAGTCTCACTAAAGTTAGTATTTAATGTTGATTTCGACTCCCACGACCAATCAAGAGTGAATAGGTAGGTTCCTTCATTCTTTTCTCCTCTATAATTAATTAATTCAGCACGTAATCCTGCTAATCTTGAACGCACTTGAGCATCAATATAAGGAGAAAAACAATCCCACCACATACATTCTTCTAATTTGGGAACTGGTGCATCTTGTTTCCAACAAAATGCATGAATTGGCCTTCGAGTCCAATTGACTCCGTTCTCTAAAAATGCCTCAAAAAGTGGCACATGTTTCTCTAAGGATGCTACAGAATGTACATCACATAAAGTTACTTCACCATGACCTTTTTTATGATTATAAAGAAATTCATTGCGGATATAACAAGTAATCGTTGGAAGATTGTGATTTAAATATGCCATATTAGATAATAAAAAAAGCAGAGATTGTTCTCTGCTTTATCTATATTATTTACCTTGTCCTCTATACTTTTTCTTACGTCCATTACGAGAAGTTGCACTAAGTAATGTACGAGCAGAACGTCCTTGACGTGTTTTCTTAGGTGCTCCGGATTCAAAATCTTTTTTGTTCATTGCCATTTTAAATTTCCTCCAATTCTATAAGTTCTGGATCAATTAGTTCCCCCGAGAAAAAGGATTCTGAGAGATCTTGTAGTATCTCACTACAGTCTTCCATAGTGAGGTTTGCATAAATTTTACGCCCTTTATATAAAATATTATAAAGTTTATTCATCAGATAATACGAGTTTTCTCATGTCCAACTCTAATACGAGGGTCGCACCAGATTTCAAAACCTGCCTCTTTAGCATCAAGACAGAATGAAACATCTTCACCACACATGTCTTGAACTTCACCAGACTCAAATTGTTGCATCTTGGGAGCAAACCAAGGATACTCAAGATTTTCGAAGACTCCCTTTTTAATCAGAACCCAACCAAATCCAGTGTAATCAACAGTGAATGGTTTTTTCCGTTTTGAGATAGACTCTACGGTTTCATGATTCATAACTCCCCCATTTTTGCGGAAGTCTTCTTCTTCTAACCAATGTGCGACAGAAGTTGTGCGACCATCTTCAGTTGCATACCATCCAGCAACCACTTCGCGCTCTTCTCCTTCAGAAGAAAGAGCCAAATCACAGAGTTGCCAGAATTTGTTAGAATCAAAGACAATATCCGAGTCAATCCAAAGTTGATAATCATATTCAAGTTTTCCATCCCAAGGAACTTGCTTTGGTCCTCTTAGAACATTTGCTCCAAGACATTTGCATCTTGCAAAATTAACCATTGATGAATAATCTTGAGAAATCTGAATACTCATTCCATTTTGTACGATATCAAAACAAAGTTGCACAAATGCTTTCAGAAAAATATAAGAGCATCCTCGACCAGGCAAACAAAAAACAATTGATTTTCCTCGCATTCTTTGTTTGATATCGTCATAATCCCATTCTTGAGATGCGGGTTTTGGTGCTGCTGCTTTAACAGTAAATCCTTTTGCCATAAAAAAATAAAACCTTCAGTTCAATTTTAACAGTCTATATATGCAGTTGTCAATGTGAAGAGTTTAAACTCATTTCTTTCTGAAAAATCAATTCTTCATAAGATAGATCTTCTATAACATAGTCAGTTTTCATAATTCCTACCATGTTGTTAATGGTGCTCCAAGTTGTTTCAAATTCATCCTCTTTGATAGAATGAAATAAACACTTGTCTTTTGCATAGATGTGATATATTTTTTCTGTTTGCATAAAAAATTTTTTGCGAAATTTTTTTATAGTAAAGTTATTTTACTATTGCATTATATATCAGACTAATCAAAATACCAAGAGGTATGAATATAATTTTACTTACAGTTTTTGGATATTTAATTATCCATCCTGCAAGTATCACTCTCCAAAAATTCCAATATGGCGCTGATTTTTTCATCTCTTCTTTCTTTTTGAAGATGCTCTTTTTTGTGCAGGAGTTCTGAAAATACCAGTCGCGCAATTTTTTTTCTTTTTATGCTTACCTCCGAAGATTCCCCATCCGTGACAATTTGCTTTTCTTTTTGGTGCCATTTTTTTCTGGAAAAATTTTTTTTATGAGAGTGACAGATAGGTCGAAAAAGACATACAGTGTAGGTTAGGGTAGTGGGGCGTTTTTATATACGGGGCAACGCCAGATATAAACAATAAGAAATAACATAAAATAACTGCTATAACGAATAAACAACTGACAACGAATAACTAATACTTATTCGTGTTGTTTATACTAACTGCCCCCAAATTACTGTGCTATTCTTATAAAACAACGCAGTTCTTATTACTTATTAACAGCAAAAACCATCACTATTTAATAAGAACTGCCTATTCTTTATACGAACTGCCGCCAATTAACGACGAATAGTAATAAGTATAAAGAATTAAGTTGCTCAGAAAGATAAAAACAATCAGACAAAGTAATAATAATCAACGAAACATCTATCAGACGATGTTTCTTACCCCACGAGAGTATAATACAACGAAGGAAAGTTGCATTGTATTATGAATCACCAAGGAGCATTGAGATCTTCTACATAACTCTTCACTGATTCTTTACTGTCTAACCCGAACAGTTTCTTCCACTGAATCTGATGAGGATTAAAATCTTCATTCACGTTTAATTCAAGAGTGATACGATACTTATTCTTTTGTGCCTTGGGAGAAGAAATTGCCATAAGTTAAAGAACCGAAAGAACGAATAAACTCTACTGGTCAATTCTATCAGACCTTGCAGTGCCCGTCAAGTATCTGCCCCATAACGAACTTGAATTATAAACGAATTTTCTCTTCTTATGATTGCTTTGAGATTCTGATAACTTCGAATCTCTATACGAATCTTATCTAATCACGAATGACTTTGTGATTATAATCTCACAATGGTGTCGCAGTATTATCTTTCTATACGAATCTTATCTAATCACGAATGAACTTTTGAGTTCTTTATCATCAGTGATTCTTAAGAATAAGTTTCTATACGAATCTTATCTAATCACGAATGAGTTTTTAATTCATTCTTCTCATCAGTGCTTGTATCT